AGTACACTGTAGAACTAATATATAAAGCTACTTACTATGAAGTATTTGCAGAAAATAAAGAAGAAGCGGGTATTATAGCCCGTAATATGTTTGATGAAGGCCTTATAGAAGTTGTAGCAAGAGAAAATCTTGTTCCTTCACAAATTATTGTCAATATTGATGAAGGAGGGTGAAAACATGATATGGGAAAGTACAGGAAATGAATATTTAGAACCAACCGAAATATTTAATCCCGCTCAACGCACTGCCAGACGCATGGCAAATGAAATGCAAGAAGAATATCTTACCTCAACAACAGATAACTTTGATTGGTGTGAAAACACTGATGATGAAAAAAGATACTCAGGTTATCAGGGAAATGGCTGGAATTTTGCAAGAAATAAAAACGACCCGGCCTACATTAAAGAACAAAAGAATAAAAAGAAAATAAAACTAATGGAAAGGTTTAAACTCCCCCTATTACCTGGAGAAAAGGTATATCTCGACCCTGAAAAAGAAGTTTTTCATAGTAATAATTTACTAAGTCTTCGTAATTCAGGCGGTTATGTTGTCGATATAAGAAATACAGAAATATTTAAAATTACCTTTTTCAAGTACTGGGTTGAATATAAAGCTGATTATTTAAACTCTACTAACATGCTGGTGTTTTCTGAACCAGAAGGTTCAACTACTAAAGTTTTGTTAAATATACCCATTAGTGAACTCATCCCTGCAGAAAGTCCTGCTATAACAGTACGTAAATATAAACTGTATAATAGTGCAGGAAACTTTCCAATCAGATATGCTATTGATGAGAATGATATGCAAACAATAGACCACCTTATTTTTAAGAAAGGTTATAAAATTATAGAAACAATAATTTATGATGAGCAATGGAGGCAGGATGTTATCGAGTATATAAAAAGTTTCTAAAAAAGTATTATTTACTATGGTACTTTCTCCACAACTATGGTACAATAGGAGTACTGCATGAAAAAAATACCTCATAAAACCACCCGTATGCAAGAAGTAGAAACACTGTTTAACCTTCCCTTGGAAGAACTGCTTCGCAAGATGTATGTTGATGAGAACAAAACACCTCAAGTTATTTGCCAAGAACTTAATATTGCCTATGCAACTCTTTTAAAATGGCTTCATCTGGCGGGCATTTATTCCCGTCGGTTAAAGTTATAGATATTTTATTGTAGAAAGGAGGGAAGTCCTATGCTGCAAGAACAAATCAATTCTGTACGTGAACGCCGTGATATGCTCTCTGATGAAATAGCAGCTTATGAAGAGTATATCAAGAAGAACAAAGAACAACTGAATGTATTGAATAAGACACTTAAGTCTCTGGAACGCTACGAAGAACAGCTTAACAGTGCACAGCGGCAAGAGGAGTTGACAAGAAAAGAAGATGCAGACCCTAATTTTCTTGAGCAACAAACTACAGAATCCGTCAGAGTATAAGTTTTTAAACCTACCTTTAGAGTTCATCGCTTTCGGTATAACCGAAGGGAAAATGTACAGCCATTTCCGCAATAGAGGCGTTTTTGTAGCCCCGGCTGATACCAGAGTGCGCTGGGGAAACAGCGTTGTTTACGGTGGACTCTTCCACGTACCAGACGTGGAGTTTTATTTAAGAATACTGGATGCTTACCATGAAAACTCAATGAGTAGTCTGGGAAAAAACCATTACTACGACACACATCACCGCCACCTATACAATGTAACTCCTATCTACTTTAATACGCTTGATGAGTTAGCCAGGCTGCAATACAAAGAAGGGAGGGGTACGCCAGCACACTTATATATGGGTAACCTACAGCACCCCAAAATAGCCCGTAGAGTGAATGAAACAAAAAAGTCGTACCGTATTGTGAGTGGTATTGATGTGCAAAACTTTACAAAACTATTTGGGGAGGTTACCACATGAACGATAATTATTGTTTCTGGGATTTTATAGACGGCTATGAAAGCTGCCTGAACAGCATCAACGCAGCACTACCCAGGTCAGGTGAGGAAGACAGCATAACAATGCTGAACGCCATCCTCTTATCTCTGCACTTGGAACGGCAGAATATCAACGACATGAAAGATAGAGTATTCACCGACCAAGTAGTAGAAGAAATGTTAGAGGATGAATTTGAAATATGTGATAAAGACTGTCCTTACCTATGGGAAGACGATGAAGAAGGATATATCGAACCAGATGAAAAGGAATTAAGTGAAGAGGAACAGGAAACCCTGGACGAGGTTTGCGATGAGTTGGAGGCATACCTGGCAAAACAGGGTTTTACTATTTACAGAATATAAGGAGGCACAAATATGAGTTGGGATTTTAACACAAAGAAAGCAGAATTCACCAAGTTTCCTGTAGGAGTTACTCGCATCAGGGTGCTTGATGATTCACCATTCATGCGCTGGACGCACTGGATACCCAAGTTCAGCCGCAGCATCAACTGCCCCGGCAAGGGTTGTCCTATCTGCACCATCCGCAAACAACAAAAGGCCAATAAAGAGCCCTACGCCTACGCCATGAGCAGGCGTTTCACCATGAATATCTATAACCTGGAAACAGAAAGGGTAGAGTTGATGGAGCAGGGTATCGGTTTCTTCGAGGACTTGAGAGATTTAAAAGCCGACGCCGAAAAGGACGGCAAAAGCCTCAAGGATGTTATCATCAAAGTCCGAAGAAGAGGTACAGGCAAGGACGATACCTCGTACCGCCTGGATATTGATGGGGACGCTGAAGAAGAAGTAGAAAAATTCCAGGAAGACCTCATCAAATTAGACGAATTCCTGGCCCCCAACGACCCGGCAGATATTCAGCGTGTGGTAAACGGGGAAGAGTGGAACGACATCTTCGGCAGCAAGGATGAAGCAGAAGATGAAGCCACGCCTACCCAAGAGACTGTCGAAGTACAGTAAAAATAGGAGGTATAACATGCAATACGAAAACCTGGGACCAGTAGAGCAAAAAGTTTTGGGAGCGTTAATCATTTTGGCAGGCGGGGCGAACACGGTTAAAGTAACGCTGAAGGAAATAGCAAACACGATGGGCTATAAAACTTCCGGCGGAGCTATCACCTACGCCATCAGGGGATTGGAGAGGGACAACTTCATTGCCAAACTCCCCACTTTCAAGAAGAGCGTTTACCGCCTGTTAATATGAGCGTTAAAAACGACTCTTACCGGGTGGCTATACACTTCATTGAAGCCACCGCTGGACGTGCAACACCAGCCATTATGAAAAAAACCATCTCCCAAGCTAAAGCACTGCTGCAAAGTGGCTATACCAGAGAGGAGATTATAAGCGTTATAGACCACATCATCCAAGAAAAAAAGGTTAACATCTACTCCCTGGGTTACGTTAACACTTGCATCAATGATACCTTAAGACATATGGAAGAAACAAAGCAAAAGCAAGAAGCTGAACAGTTAAAAGCCAGCATTGCCGAGGAAGAAAGGCAAAGATGGCAGAGTATAAGTGAGGTGGTAGGTAGTGACAACGCAGACTCAGCCGAGAGAAATAGAAACAAATCCTCACGATTTGGTGTTCAACCCCGGCTCGGAGAGGAATCTTTTAGCGATTTGTTTGAAGGAAAGTGACCGCATCATCGATGTGGAAACAGCGGAAATCTTCGCCGAACACTTCTCCGTGCCTGGACACAAGTACCTCTTCATGGCGATTATGTATCTCTTCAGCAAAAAGATTAACCCCACTCCCATGTCCGTCATGGAAGTCTTAAGCAACGATAAAGCCAAGAAGAGTGTAGAGGAATTGGGAGGGTTGGAATACTTAACCATCCTGGAAGAGTCCAACGTCTCCCCCGATAACCTGAGTATCTTTATAGAAAAGATTAAACAAAGCTATACACGCAAAATGTTACTGAACATTTCGGACAATGTGCGTGATTTTATCCTATCTGATGAGGCCGAGATACTCAACCCCAGCGAATTGATTAGCTACATGGAAGAACAGGTTACTAACCTCTCCGTCACTTCTACCACCTCCAATCAAGTCTACAAGATGGGCGATAAAACCGAGGAAGTCCTGGAAGAAAGGGCACAGCATCCCAGCCAGGTTCCAGGGTTGGAAGTAGGATGGACACAGCTTGACAGGCTTACCAATGGTGGCCAAAGCGGTGATTTGATTATAGTTTGCGCTCCCAGCAAAACAGGCAAATCTGTTACACTCACCAACTGGGCCACCAACCTGGGCATTAAAGACCAACTGCCGCTGTTGTATATGGACAGTGAAATGAGCGAAAGAGAGCAGGAAGACAGGATACTGGCCAACCTTACCGGCATTCCCCATGATGAGATTGTTTCCGGTATGTATGTGCTGGACACGGTAAACGGAACCGCCGAAGAAAAAGTGGCCAAACTCAAAAAAGCCAGGGAGGAGATGGGACTTGGCAACTACTACCACCTCTACATGCCTCACTTTACAGGGGAGAAAATCAACTCCCTGGCCAGAAAGTTCGTCATGCAGTTTGGTATTAAAGCCCTCTTCTTCGACTACATTAAAGTCCCCTCCTCACAGGCTGACTTCAAGTCCATGCAGGAGTACCAGAGGTTGGGCTTTCTTACCTCCACTTTAAAAGACATAGCCGGCACGCTTAAAATCCCTGTCTTCGCTGCCTGCCAAACCAACAGGAATGACCTGGGCAACGAGAATCCGGATGCCAGCGACATTGGTGGTTCCTACCGCATCCTGCATCTGGCCAGTAAGCTGATGTTTCTCATCAATAAATCCGATGAGAAAATTGCCAGGGATGGTTTCCAGAATGGCAACCAGCAGATGCTTATCAAGTATCAGCGTAATGGTCTATCCGATTGTGACCCCATCAACATTATGTTTGACAAGAACATCCTCCGTCAAACAGAAATTTAACCCACACCAAACATAAGAATAGAGGTGATTACAACCTGTTATGGATGCTGTTACTTTAATCCAGGACAATCTTGACGTGGAAAAACTGCTCACGTACTACAAGTTTGATAGAGTGCGCAGTGACGGAGATTTACTGAGAGCCTGCTGCAAGCTGCACGGCGGAGACAACCCCAGTGCTTTTGTTATCAACAAGTATAAAGGGTTGTGGTATTGCCATACCGGAGGTTGTGGGGGCGGTGACGCCTTCACCCTGGTACAGGAATTAGAAGGTGTAGATTTCTACACCGCCACCCGCATCCTTTCTGAAATCCTGAAGCTGGATATCAGCGATATGAAAATTACCGCCAGGAAAAACAACAGCAAGCAGGAATTGGAAAACTTCATCAAGGTGATGAGAGGTAGGAAAAAGAAGGACTTAAGCCCCTTCACCATCGAGGAAGAGATTAAAAACGTGGTCAAGTACCGCAACTTCCGGGAAGAAACGCTGAAGTTTTTCCAGGTTGGTTTCGTGGAGAAGGTTACCCTATACAAGCGTAATCAAGATAAATACACCCTGTATAACAGGCTTGCCTTCCCCATCATGTATAAGGGTGTACAAGCTGGCATTTCCTTCCGCAGCACCAGAAGTGGTGACTACCCTAAATGGTCGCACCAGCCAGCACACATCGAGATAAAGAATATGCTCTACAACTACGACAACGTGCAGCAGCTTTCCACCATCACCGTTTGTGAGGGTATCACTGATGTGCTGGCCTTTCACGAGTGCGGCATACCAGCAGCAGCCACCTTCGGGGCACACATCACAGAAGGACAATACAGGTTGTTGTTAGGCTCTGGTGCTGATTTAGTCCTCGCCTTCGATGGCGACGATGCGGGGCGTAAAGCGACCTCTCAGGCTGTTAAGCTTTTCCGTTATAAATCTAATCTTTTCCTTCTTTCTTTCTTTGAAGGCGAAGACCCGGAATCACTACCAAGAGAGGAGTTGAGCAAGCGTTATGCAAATATCCACCGATTCTAAAGAATCAAAAAGCCTTTACGACTACCGTGCCATCGGCAAAGTCTACTGTAACTTTGAAGGCTCTGAACACTACCGCAATACCACCCTGGAGCCGATGGATTTAATCATCGACAAGGGCTTAAGTGAAGATTTCTGCCTGGGCAACATCATCAAATACGCTGCCCGCTTCAAGCGTACCCAGAAGTTATCCGATTTACAGAAGATTGCCGACTACGCACATATCTTATGTGGGGTGAAGATGAATGAAGAACAGCTGCCACCACAAATGGAGAGTTGACCACGATAACTTTGTAGATGATGGTTGTCTGGGGGCTATCTGTATTACCTGCGGCACGTTGGGTTGTGCTTGTGATGTGTTAAGGCAGCATAACGACGTTATACCGGAAAGTTTTTGGAGAAAGGAAGACACTAAAAAATACAAGGAGGAACATCAATATGCTATGGATTGTCAACAAAGACACCTCACATCAAATTATGAGTTGCAACGTACATCGAGACAAGGACGATAAGGGGGAGAATATTTTTCAGATATGGATAACACGCCCCAACGGTAAGAACCTCAAACTGCAAGAAAGCAAGAATGAAAACACCATCGTTACCATCAAAGAAGCCATAGACTACGCCATCGAGAAAAACGAAAAAGTTCTCCGACTTGCTTAAAAGAAGGAGTTGATTAAGTGAATGAGACACGCTTCGGACACCTACACGTGCATACCGAGTATTCCCCTCTGGACGGTTGTGCAAGACTGGAAGAATTATTTGCCAACACTAAGGAGATGGGTCAGGATTTTATCGCCATCACCGACCACGGAAGCACATCAGGTTTGTACGCTGCGCAGGAGATTGGTAGAAAACATGGCATTAAAACCCTACTGGGAACAGAGTTCTATTACCAGAGGGAAAGTAACGGACAGAACGCTCATCTACTTGCCATAGCCAAAAACAACAAAGGTTTGGAGAACCTCTTCAAACTGCAAGAATACGCCTACGTGCATAACTTCTACTACAAAGCACGCATCAAGTGGGAAATATTAAGAGAGTTAAGCGAAGGTTTAATCATCAGTTCTGCTTGCATGGCTTCACCCTTCGCACAGCATATCCTTGATGGGGAGTTAGACGAAGCACGCAACTGGGCCAGAAAGTTCCAGCACATCTTCGGGGAAGATTTCTACATTGAAATCCAACCCAACGGTATTCCTGAGCAAATGCTCATCAACCAGCGCAGTATGCAGATAGCAAAGGAATTGAATATTAAAGTCATTGCCACCAACGATGTGCATTACATCCACGAGTCCGACGCCTTCCCTCACGAAGTGTTGCTGGCTTTGCAGATTAACAAGAAGATGTCCGACGAAAACAGGTGGCGCTTTCCAACCAACGAATTGTGGCTCAAATCAGCAGAAGAAATGTTGGCCACCTTCACTGGAATGGAAGAGGACGATGTGCAGCAGGCACTGCTAAACACAGGGGAGGTAGCTGATAAATGCACAGCGGAACTCACCCCCGGCAAGTACCTACCTACGTACCACTCCCTTCCTGAAGATAAAACAGAAAGAAACATCCTCGCACAGCACATCATGGAAGGTGCTGTTAAAACAGGATTTATTGATAACCCAAACTATATGAAAGAGGTGCAACATGAACTCGACGTTATTGATAGAAACGAATATTCGGGATATTTCCTTATTGTACGGGATTACGTCACTACTGCAAGGCAGAACGGAATTATCGTGGGAGACGGTAGGGGAAGTGGCGCGGGTAGTAAGGTCGCATACCTCATCGATATCTCCCGAATCGAACCGAGTAGATATAATCTGTTATTCGAACGGTTTATGGCTGATGGAAGAAGTCCAGATTTTGATGTGGACTTCTCAAATCAAGATAGCGTCTTTAAGGATTTACAAAGAAAATACGGAGTAGAAAACGTAGCGCACATCATCTCCTTTGGACGTATGACACCCAAGGCAGTTTGCCGCAAGGTACTGAACGCTTTCGAGCACCCCACCGCTGAGATTAACTTCATCGGCAAGCTCATCCCCGATACCTGCCTTACCCTGGAAGAGGCATACGAGCTTTCCCCACAACTGCGGGAAATAAAGGATAAGCTTCGGGTAGAATTTGAGGTTATCGAAAGGTTAGAAGGGGTTATCAGCCACGAATCACAGCACGCCGGGGGTGTTATCATCTACCCCGGACTCTCTTCCATCCTGCCCGTGAAAACCAAAGGGCCAGACAGGACGGAAAGAATAGTTGCTTTCGATAAGTACATGCTGGAGGATTTAGGACACTACAAGTTTGACATCCTGGGGTTGGAAACCCTGCCCCTCATCAAACGCTGCCTGGACTCCATCAAAGAAACAGAAGGTATGGAAATAGACTTATACAACATCAACTATGACGATGAGGAAACTTATCATATGCTGCAGCAAGGTGATGTGTTGGGTGTATTCCAACTATCCCAGCAAGCACAGAAAGTTATGGAGCAGAAACCTGCCAACTTCCGTGACTTAATCGCCATCAACGCCCTTATACGCCCAGGCATCGGAGATTGGGAAGAATACATCGCCAGACGCAAGGGTAAGGAGTGGCATATACACCCTGATAGACTGCCCTACATGGAAGAAACCGAAGGGGTGATAACCTATCAAGAACAATTCCTTTTAGACTGCCAGACTTTCGCCGGGTGGGATATTGCCTATGCTGATAAGCATGTACGTAAGAATAAAAATATCATGGAAGATACAGAACTACGTGATAAATTCATTAGAGAATCTCTAATGACAGAACATGGTGATGCTTTTAAAACATTCATACCGGAAAATTATAATGAAAAACAATATGAAGATATTTGGAATGAAATTTGTGATGCTGTTGCAGGTGGCTACTCCTTCAACAAATCCCACTCCACATCATATGCCGTCATCTCCTTCCAAACTGCCTGGCTCAAGTGTCACTACCCTGAACACTTCTACGCCTCGCTGATGACAGGGGAAGCCACAGACGGGCCCGGACAGGACGCTATTGCCGGCTATATAGCCGAGTGTAAAAAAAGAGGCATTACCATCTTACCGCCTGATATTAACCTATCAGGAGAAGACTTTGTAGTGGCAAAAGGAGGTGTTAACTATCGTATTACCACCATTAAGCATGTTGGTGAAAGTGTTATCGCTCACATCAAAGAACTTAGGCCAGTTAACAGCTTTAGTGATTTTATGCAAAGGCGTGAAAAAAAACATATCAAGAAAAATGTTTTAATTAACCTCATCAAGGCAGGCTGTTTCGATTTTGATGAGCCGAACCGCGCCGAGCTGCTCTGGCAGGTAGACATGGCCAACAGAACTAAGACGCAAATCAAGGAAGGCTACGAACCAGACCGCTACCCCTGGGATGAAGCTATCAAAGCGGAATGGGAAAAGGAAGTGCTGGGCATGTATCTTTCCACCCATCCCTTGGAGAGGTACGGCTTTCACCCGCTTGACCACTACAAAGAAGGTGAGTACGCCATACAGGGCGGAGAGGTTAGCAGCATCAGAGTCTTCAATGATAAGAACAAGAACGAAATGGCTTTTGCCAACCTCTCTACCCTTTATGGTAATTTAAAGATAGTTATTTTCTCCTCCACCTGGCGTCACAAACACATCAAGGAGGCTTTCCAGGAAGACAACATCCTCCTCGTCAAAGGCAGGCGCAGCGGTAATGATATCCTGCTTGATGAGGTAGAAATACTGGAAGATAAAAGAGTAATGGAAGGAGTGGGAGTAAATGAAAGATGAACAAACTCAACGATTAGATTATGTATTAAGATTGCGTGACACAATTAAAGAGTTAGAAAAAGAAAATAAAAGATTACAAAGTGATTTAGAAAATGAAAAAATAGTTTCTCAAGATTTCCAAGAAATAATTCACGAGTTGTTCCAAGTAAATAAACAACTGCGGGAGGCGTTGGAATACTATGCAAATTCTTCTATTTATGGTTCAGGATATATTTGTGCCGATATTGACGTTGCAAGACGAGTCCTGGAAGGGGTGAGTTAGTTGGGTATGAACTGCTATAACTGCAACAGCTTGTTTATGAAGGGTAAACACAGTGGATATTTTATAATCTACGAACCTTCCTGCAACAAAGATATAGATGTCCTGGAAGATTGCGTACACAACGGTTACGAGTTCTGGAAACCCGTACAAGAAGACCCGCTTTCCCTCCTCAGTGAATCAGAAATAGAAGCTTACGAACAGCACCTTGTTAATAAAGGTTTTTCCCATACCTGGGAAGATAGACAAGGATGGAGTGATAGTTAAATGGAATTAGAAGCAAAAGTTAAACACTACTATGACGCCCTCTGCCGCATTGCACACAGCGACTATCCTGAATGTTGCAACATGGGCCCGCTGTGGGCTAAGGAAGCTCTGGGTGAAATTGAAAAGGCTGTTAATTGCCTGGATGTCCTCGATTGTTGGGAAAGAAGCTGTAAGGGATGTCCAGCAAACTTTACGGAGATTATGAATAAGGAGGAATAATAATGCAGATAACCATAACCATGAGTAATGAAGGACGTTTCGACGTCAACCTGAGCGAAGGTACGCCCATGTTCGTCGCCCTTGGAGCCCTGGAAGTAGCTAAGAACATGCTCATCAACCAGGATGTAGCAAGTGATGATGAGACAGAAGGAGTGCAGTAATGTCCCAAGCTACCGCAACCACCTGCAAGAACTGCCTGGGAAGTATAGAAGACCTCCGCAGCAAAGCCACCTGCCAGACCTGCGGAGGAATCATGCACAAGGACTGCCCCATCAAGGAGGACGGGAAAAACTACTGCGATACCTGCTACACCATCAAAAAAGAAGAAGGAGAAAGCATTGACTTTACCGTTCCTGATGTGATAAGTCGCAGCTACATCGACACCTACTCCTACTGTCCTTATAAGTTTTACATGGAGTATATAAAGGGTATAGAGTCTGAGCATACCATCTACACCCGTCTTGGTGTTGATGTGCATAATCTGGTGGACAGGGCCTGCCAGGACTCTCACTTCGGCAAGGAAGAAATGTTAAAAGAATTCCACGAACTCTGGCAGGGTTATGAAGAGAAACTCTTTGAAGATGATGAACAAAGAGAAAAGATGTACCAGCGTGGTATAAACTCCATCGACAACGCCTGCAGTTTAATAGCTGAAATGCCCGAACCTCTCAGCACAGAAGAAAATATCATCTTCAGTGTAGGAGAAGGACTACCCAAAGTCAGCACCACATCAGACAGGATAGACAAGGTAAACGGAGAGTTGGAAATCAGCGACTGGAAGACCGGAGCGGTAATGGTCGGCCAAAAACTCTCCTCGGACTGGCAGGCTCCCCTGTATATCTACGGGGTGCGGCAGAAGTATGAGCTACCCATCCGCAAGTTTACCTTTTACTACCTGCAGGATGGTAAGGAACGCACCTTTGAACGCACCAGCAATGAAGATTACGTCTGCACAGTTAGAAAGAGGGAATACTTTATCAATCTTACCGATGTGATAAGGAAGGTACAATCCCTTTTCTCCCGCATCTTAAAAGGCGAGTTTAACGTACCCTACAGCTCCAAAAACATGTATTTCAACTGCAAGATGTGCCACCTGCGGCAGAAAGAAATCTGCCAGGGTGTGGAATTAGAAGGTTGGAAACAACCCAAATAAAGGAGGAATAAATTATGCAAGAAACAAAAATATATCGTGACCCGAAAGCAATAGCGGAAAAGTTTAACAAGGAACTTTTAACGGAACTCTTCGACATAACATTCTTTCATACCAGCCCTGAACACTCATGGATACATGTAAGGAACACCGATAAAATACGTAAACTACTCCTTAAAAACAAACTCATCAAATCTTCCACCAAGATAATAAACTGTGATATAAGTCGTAGATTTATGACATCGAATTATGAAGGTGGAAGAATGGTTAGAACAGAGTTAGAAGACCCGCCGTGTAATATAAGTGTCCGCAATGGTAGAGGAGATACAATCTTTACATTTAAGTTAAACCAATCTCAAATAACAGAGGTGATGAGCAATATTAACAGCTAAAGGAGGAAAAAGAATTGCTACTGACAGAGGAGTTTTTAAACACCTACCCCGACGCCCCTGAACACATGGACGAGCTTGGAAGTTTCGTCTTCTACCGCACCTACAGCAGGTGGCTGCCTGATATGGAAAGAAGAGAAACTTGGAAGGAAGCCGTAGCCAGGGCGGTAGAGTACAACGTCTCCATCGGGCTTGAACAATTAGATAAAGTAGATTACAAGATAAGCGACGAGCAGTTGGAAAGGATACGCCTGGAAGCGCAAGTACTCTTCGACAACGTATTCAACATGCGCCAGTTTCTCTCCGGCAGGACACACTGGGTAGGAGGGGCACAAACAGGTGTAGCTAACAAGTTTCCCCTGGCTAACTTCAACTGTTCTTTTATTGATGTGAAGAAGTGGGACGATTTGGGCGACCTTTTCTACCTGCTTCTCGTAGGCACAGGGGTGGGTTTTCGCTGCACGCAAGAAAACGCATACAACATGCCCAAAGTGCGTGTGGATTATCAGCTCAACCACTCCATTTACAGGCCGGTAAAAAAGGAAGAAAGGTTGGAGGACACGTACATCATAGACCTGGGCAACGGGTATGTGAAAATATACATCGGCGATAGTAAAGAAGGCTGGGTAGATGCCTTACGCCATTTCTTCAACATCATCACCAGCAAAAATTTCGATGATGTTTACCACATCAAAATATCCTACAACTCTATCCGCCCCAAAGGGGAAAGGCTTAAAACCTTCGGCGGAACTGCATCGGGACACATGCCCATCAAGGAAATGTTTGAAGGGATTGACAAGGTGCTAAAGGGACAGTTGGACGATTCCCTGGCTCCACTGGATATCGTCTGTCCTGATGAGGGGTGTGATGAGGAGTGCGATGAATGCGACAATGATTACTCTGTATGGAGAGAAGTGCGACCCGTGCATATCCTCGACATAGGCAACCTCATCGGCAACAACGTGGTAGTAGGAGGTGTACGCAGAACAGCAGAAATCTTCATTTGTGACAATGATGATATGGAATCCATCAATGCTAAATGGGGTTTAACGCCTAATCTTTACCACCGTTTTATGTCTAATAACTCCATTGCTTTTGAAGAGAAACCAAGCAGAGAGGAACTGCATAGTATCTTCAATGCCATTAAACATAACGGTGAACCAGGCTTTATTAATATGGAAGCTGCACGTAAACGACGACCCAACGCCAGAGGACTTAACCCCTGTGCAGAGGTTATACTGGATTCCTACGGGGTGTGCAACCTTACTACTGTCAATGTTCTGGCGTTTGTAAAAGTAGTAGATGGCGTCCCTATACTGGATTATTCTGGCCTACAACAAGCCCAGGCACTTTCCACCAGAGCAGGGTTGCGCATGACCTGTTTGGATTTAGAACTGACACGCTGGGATAAGGTACAGAAACGTGACCGGCTCATCGGCGCATCACTTACAGGCTGGAAAGACGCCATCGCCAAACTTGGTTATGATGAGCAGCAGGAAAAAAACCTTCTCTCCGCTTTATGCGAGAACGTGCATAATGAAACGGTAATGTATTGCCATATCTTACGTATCCCCACGCCTTTATTAAGTACTACTGTTAAACCCGAAGGCACGCTCAGCCAAGTAGCAGGAGGAGTCAGCAGCGGACTGCACAAGAACTTCGCCCCTTACTACATTCGCCGCATCAGGATAAACGCCAACGACCCACTGGCAGACGTGGTAAAGAAACTCAACTGGCGTATTCAACCAGAGGTAGGCAGCACCTGGGATGATGCGCAGACACTGGTGATAGACTTCCCCGTACAATCAGCGGAGAAAGCTCCCCGTGACCAGCAGACTGTAGAGGAGCAATTTAATACCTATTTTACTTTCCAGGAAGAATATACTACCCATAATTCCTCCATCACCATTACCGTTAAAGATGAAGAATGGGAGAAAGCAGAAGAAATAGTTTGGGAAAATTGGGATAAGATAATCGGCGTTACCTTCCTACCCTTTAACGGGGGAGAGTACGAGTTAATGCCTTATGAGGAAATAAGCGAGGATGAATACTGGAGATTGAAAGAAGAAATGCTCCCCTTCAACGCAGAGTTGCTTGATGAGAAGGAAGAAATCATCAGCGATATTTACGAAAGCTGTGAGGATGGAGCGTGTGCTGTACGATGATAACTATACACAACAATAAAGGAGGAAATAATTAATGAGTAAAAAGCAAAGAGGTTTTGAGGTAGTAAAAGACGAACACCGCACCGCATTTGACGTATTCACTGATGAGAAAAAAAAGACCCATCAATTCGCAAAGGAAGTAAAACTCCCCAAACGTGCCGATGACAAATCTGCAGGGTACGATTTC